TCTGGATATTTATTATTTAATTCATTTAAATCTTTAAATATATCCTCTATATTTAATAATAGATATGTATTCATATAATTTATAAATAATTCTGGAATATAATCATCGTATAAATAACGTAATAAACACGTTTGCCAGGTTTGGTGTAATACATAATCTGTATAAGTAGTATTATCTCTTCCTCCTGGTTCATGTGTGTAAGGATTGTTATCTAAGAAACTTTGAAAGGTTAATAAAACAGTTTCAATACCAAAACTACTTGACCATTTTTCATTATCACTTGGCCATGTATTTAGAATTGTTGAACATGTTCGACCATCTTCATATAATGTAGGATGTATTCTTACTCCATCAAAATTAACAAATGTAACTAAAGGTGGTACAAACGGGTATTCTTTAGGAATATCAAAATTTAAACGTATAAATTTATGTTTATACACTGAATCTGAATTTCCTTTTATAATAGCATATACCTTATTCATGTCACAATCATCAAAATAAATAAGATAATCGTTTTCTATTAAAGGCTTAGAATTTTGTTGTAAAATAAGACTTTCTAATTCTTTATATAATCTTCTATTCATACTTAATTGAAATATAATTTATTTTGGATTTTAAGAATTAAATATAGAATATGGAAAATTGTGGATTCATAAAAATAATATGATTAAGTTAAATGATAGTATAAGAAATCATATTAATACTTTAAATTAAAAATATTTAATAGTATTAAATAAATATGAAAACATTTATCAAATGGATGGGTAATAAATCAAAACATTTAAATAAATTTATTAATTATATCCCTAATGAATATAATACTTATATTGAACCTTTTGTGGGTAGTGGTGCAGTTTTTTTAAAGTTAAATCCTAAAAAATGGATTATAAATGATTTAAATAAGGATTTAATAAATATATGGAAATGTGTTAAAAAGAATCCAGAAGAAATAATAAAGAATTTTAAGGAATTTGGAAAAAAATTTAAGAGAATGTCTAATAAAAATAAATTAAAATATTGTAAAGATATTACAGATACAATTGATGATTTCTCTTATAATCTTGATCGTGCAAGTACTTACATGCTAATGAAATACTGTGTATATATGGGTAATATGTTAAACCATGATAAATTTTTTTTTAGTAGTTTGGATGCTAATATCTACGTAAATAATAATTATCCGTTTTTAAAGGATGTTTATTATGAAAATATATTAAATGTTTCTGAATTTTTAAATAATTCAAAAGGAAATATTTATAATAAAGATTATAAAGATATATTAGAAAAAGCAAATGAAGGTGATTTTGTATTTTTAGATCCACCATACGTTAAAGATTACGACTTTAATTACAATAAAGGAGAAAAACTTAATAATGAATTTTTAAAAGAATTATTAAAAGAAGTAAAAAAATTGGATAATAAAAAAGTAAAATGGATGATGACTCAAGCAGATACAAAAGAAATTAAAAATTTATTTAAAGAATATAAGATTAGAAAAATGGAAGTGTATCGTGGATATACAAAGACGTATTCTAATGAATTGATTATAACGAATTATTAATTTTTATAATAGTTAATGAAATATGGTGGTGATTTTGAACAACCAGTTCCAATTTTTATAACCATAATATTATATTCTTGTTTTATTTAAATAAAATAATTAAAGCTAAAAATGATTAATGTAAATTTAAAGATAAAATATTATTTAAAATAATGAGTAATAAAGTTTATTTTATAGATGGATGTTTTGATGGATTTCATTGTGGACATATTTATAGTTTATTTGAAAGTAAAAAATTATGTGAAGTTTTGAATGTAGGTATTTATTCAGATGAAGAAATGGTAATGTATAATAAACAATCTATATTTTCATATAATGAAAGATATACAATGTTGAAATATTGTAAATACGTAGATAATATTATAGGAAAGGTACCTTATGTATTATCAGAAGAAACATTTAAAAAATACAGATGTGAAAAATATATTTTACCATATGAAAAGATGCATTCTAAAAATGTAAATAAACTAGATATTGTTACTTTTAACGGAATGAAAGGAATTTCTACTGAAAATTTATTATATAGAATGTATTCATTGTATCATAACAAAGAATATTCTACAAATTTAGATTATATATATTTATATAATATTTTAGAACGTATGAGAAAAGATGATATAGACCTCGATTACAATAATGAAGTTATATTTGTTCATAATGATTGGGATTTTTTTAATTCATCACATGTTAACTATTTATTAGAATTAAAAGCTGTATATCCATTGCACAAAATTGTTTGTTGTGTAAGTGAAGATGATAATAACTGTATATATAATCATTTAGAACGTGCTATTATATTATGTGGAATATCTTTAATTGACAAGGTATTATTATTTAGTGAATATATAAATCTGCCATTGTCATCTAATGTGATTAATATTAATGTAGCTAGTGAATTTGATTATATCAATGACAAATTAATAAAAAATATAATGAAGAATATGTTATTTATTGAAAATAGAATTTCAGATGAAATTCATAAACATGATTATTATAAAGAATTAGATATATTGTTTTTAAAATCTGGAAAGTATTTTAAAATATTGCAAAGTCAATATACTGTAATATATGATTACTTAAAGACTATACATTTTGAGGAAAACGATATAATTATTTTTGATATAGACGAAGTATGTTTATCCAATTTAATGTATATAAATAACTTTACCTATGTTAAGTTATACGATAATTATGATAATTTTTTGTTTAATTTAAAAAATGGTTATACACCTTTGATAAAGGAATGTCAATGTATTTTTGATATTTTACATTCAAGAAATATTAAATATTCATTTATAACTGGTAGACGTGATTATATTAGAAAAGTTACAGAGGAAAATTTAAAATTAGTAGGATTAGATAAATATGTTCATTTATATACTTGTCCTGATGATTATAAAAATACAATGACAATATTTAAATCACAATGTAGAATGGAAATAAGTAAAAAATATAATATAGTATGTTGTATAGGTGATCAAGTTAGTGATATTAGTGGTGTTCATACAGGAATGCCTTTTCTTATTTTTAATCCTTTTTATACAACTCAGTAATTTATAAAAATTGAAAAAAAAATTAAATTGTACATTTTTGTACAACAATAAAGAAATGTCTTGCAATATCTGCATCGAAAAGTTTAATAAATCGTCAAGGGTTATTGTATCGTGTGTTTATTGTGAGTTTACATCATGTAGTTCATGTTGTAAACGATATATTTTAGGAACTTTTGAAACAGCGCATTGTATGAATTGTAAGAAGGAGTGGGATAGAAATATTCTTGTTAAAAATTTTAGTATGTCTTTTGTTGATAATGTTTATAAAAAACATTATGAAAATATCTTATTTAACAAGGAAGTTTTGTTATTTCCAGCAACCCAAGTTTATATTGAAAAAGAAACAAAAAAAGAAGAATTATTTAATAAGATTAAAAAAGAATCACTTGATTTAATATACTTTCAAAATTTATTAGAAATGTTACGCAATGATAATTTAAAACTTAAAAATGAGATTTTTCTTTATTGTAATTCAAATGACAGAGATATAAAAAGAAAAAAAAGTTATCTTGTAGCTGAATATAATGAAAATATTAAAAGAGGTGAAGAATATCTACGACAATATAATGAGATTTTCTTAAAAAGAAATGTATTAAAGATTGAATATGACGCTTTATTTACTTTATGTAATAAGTCTACATTTATAAAAAAATGTTCATTCACAGATTGTCGTGGGTTTTTATCGTCGCAATGGAAATGCGGGTTATGTGAGAATTATACATGCAAAGATTGTCATGTTATTAAGGGATTAGATAAAAATTGTGAACATGTATGTAATAAGGACATTGTGGAAAGTATTAAATTACTTGCAAAAGATACAAAGGAATGCCCTAATTGTGGAACTGGTATTTTTAAAACTGAAGGTTGTGATCAAATGTATTGTATAGAATGCCATACTGCATTCAGCTGGAACACTGGTAAGATTGAAACAGGTGCTATTCACAATCCACATTATTACGAATGGATGCGTAAAAATGGTAATGATAGGAATTTGAATGATATACAATGCGGTAGAGAAATTGAACAAGTGTTTATTATAAACTTGTTGAGATTATTACAACAGAAAAATTATCATATTTATGATAAATTGTTCCAAGATATATGCGTATCAGTTGTACACATGAGATCAGTTGAATTGCCCAAGTATAATCTTGATGTTGTGAATAATAATTTAAATTTAAGAATTTTGTTATTGAAAAATTCAGTTAGTGAAGATGAATTTAAAAAAAATATTTACAAAAGAGAAAAAGATTTGCAAAAGAGACGATCTATTGCAAATGTTATAGCAATGTATATAAATTGTATGACTGATATCATGTATAGAGTATACGATGATATAAATATTGACGAAAAGAATATTTATCCTAATGGTACCTCAAAAATGCAAGGATTTATGAGAGAATTCAAACAGTTAAAATTATACACTGAGGAATGTTTAGGTGATATAGCTAAAGTCTATAAATCAAAACCAGTAAAATTGTTTAATGAAAGTTTATGGAGTTTTTAAAGTATGTTTAATAAATTAGTATTTTAAATCAACTATATTATCATTTTGTCTTGATACAATTACTTTTAATTTTTTAGTTTTTGAAAACCTTTCTTTAAGATCATTTACACGTTCAACCGCGTCTAGATTGTCTTCTTCATAATTTTGATTATAATGTTTATTATGATATTTCCATAATTTATAATGTCCAACTCTAAAATCTTTATGTGCATCTGCTTTGTACCAAAAAATGTTGTCTTGTAAATTAGAACTATTTCCTGATGTTTTTATAACAAGACATTCGTGATTCTGTGTACATGCATCCAAAATATTACAAAAATGATCAAAACTAGGAATCATTGCAGCATAATCTTCATAAATTTTTCGTCTATTTTTTATACTAGGTTCATTGAATACAAACACGTAATCAATATTACCACGAAGTCCTGGTGGAATAGCAAGAGCATATTGCATAGTTAATATAAATAAAAAATTATAGTGACGTCCATTAAAAAATATTTCCTTTATTATTTTATCATTTTTCCAATTTTGTGCATCAGCCAACATATCATCAAATACTATAAATACATTATTGGCTGGTGTTTTTCCACTTTCCACACCAGTTTTCTTAGCATCCTTTATTCTTTTTTTTTGTTTATTCATAATCTTTTCTATGATTTCAGCTTCATATTCTTCATGAATAAAACAATCAGGAATAAATTCACCAAAAAATGGATTAGCCTCTTCAGTACCTGAAAAAACAATTCCACTAGGTATATGCTTATGATGATAAAAAATATCTCTTACTAACCAACTATTATGTGTTACGATTAAATTATCTAAGAAATATAAATGATTTCCATCTACTTCAAAACCATAATATTGATGAACAGATATATCTACAATATTTATATTATTTTCTATATATTTTGGTACAGGTTCAGTGAAAAAATCATTTTGTTTAATCATAATATTATCTCCATTATGAATATAAATATGATTATTGTTAAATTTATGAATAGAGTATCCTAAACTTTTAATAAGAAAACAAATATTATCTATATGATTCGAGTCTGACAAGTCAAGATATCCTCTTTTAAAAAAATTATTACCTTCTAATACACCCATCAAAAACATTTTTCTATTTGTTACAGAATTTATAATATAATCTCTTGGATTTATATTCTTTATAACAGATGCTAACTCACCTCTTACTTCATAGACTGAAGAATGAGGATTAAAATAAAGATAAGAATTATATAAAGGTAACATTTTGTATAAATAACATAAAATTTTATGATTTTGTGTAAATTTATAAGAATCATTTAATAATAATCCACAAAGGTATGGTTCTAAATATGTATCACATGGTTTAAAATATACTGGTTTTTGATATCCCTTTAAATATGGTTTTATTTTTTCATATATGGCCATATATTGTTTAATTGGAATATTTATAATATTCGATGTTTTTTCATTTAAAAATGAATGAATTATGGATAATGTATTTTCCTTGTTTTCAATTATTTTAAAGATTTTATATTTAATCTTTAATTTTTCCTTGTCAAACCAAGACACTTTATATGAATCATCTCTTTCTTTTATCTTTGGATTATAAGTACATAATAAAGATAATATATGTTCACTATTAACAGTATATGATTCATTATATTGATTAGTTATTTTATACATTGTATCATGACCACTATGAGTTTCTAAAACTGTTCTATACAAAGAATCATCACCCATTACTAAATCACCCTTTTTAATATCTTCTACATTTTTAGTAGAACCATCATACATTAAAACTTTTGTTCCCTTTAATAAACATTTACCAGAACGTCTTTTACCAATTAATAAAATGGTAGCATCTGGTAAAATACTTTTCATTTTAAATTTTTTCAAATTTAATTCATCGTATTGTACTTTTTGCATCCGATGTTATTTTAATCTTAAATGACAAAAATAAAACATTTATTTAACGCTAATTGTATAAACCTAATCCTAAAACTATAGTATATAAACGCGCGTAAAATATAAATTTATTTCATTGTATGATGATAATAATGACATCAATTGAATGTCAAGATAATGAAAATACTAATTTAAATACATTAAATAATAATATAAATAATAATGTTATTTTAAGAAAAACAAAAAAAGGGAAAAAGAAACTTTTAAATAAATCAGCGATTATAGAAAATGACAATACACCTCTTAATATAGAAGAAGCTGATACCATAAATAATATTAATATAAAAAAAGAAAAACCAAAAATAATTTTGACGATTGATGTTGGATTAAAAAATCTAGCAATGTGTGTGATGGATAATAATCATAATATTTATTTATGGGATGTGTATAATATGTTAGACAATGAAGACCATCTATCAGAGTCCTGTTGTGAAATAACAAAAGATGGCAAACAATGTGATAAAAAAGTGCAATATTATTATCCAAAAGGAACAGTTGAAAATGTAGTCATGTCATATTGTTGTAAACGGCATTTTCCTAAAACAATGAAAGAACATGAAAAAAAGTATTTTATAAAGGTTAAAAAAGTGAATGATTATTTATTACAAGATATAGCTGAAAGAATAATGAAAACACTTAATATAATTTATGATGAAAATATAGATGTATTTAATATGATAACAAATATATGTATAGAGTTACAACCAAAGGTGAATCAACGTATGAAATTTACTAGTCATATTATTTATGCCAAATTAGTTGATTTATATAAAAATAAAAATATACCAATTAGATTTATTAGGGCAAGTCAAAATCTTCAAGCATATAAGGGTCCACCTGTAGCATGTAAATTAAAGACACCATATGCAAAGAGGAAATTCCTAAGTGTTGCCTATGTAAAATGGTATCTTGAATCTGATATATTAAATAATCAACATAATAAAGATAAAAAATGGTTGGAATTTTTATTAAATCATAATAAAAAAGATGATTTGTGTGATGTTGTAAATGCTAATATGAATGTTCATACTGGGTTGTCGAAAAAACAAAAACGTAATAAAAATGGTAGTGAAATCAAGTGAATTTTGATAATTTTAATTAATCAGACATTAATTAAAATTGTTATTTAAAATCGTGGTTCATCACTGTAGGTGAAACAAAAGTATTTCCATTTGTCATATAACTCGTTTTTTATAGTTAAAACATATGATTTAGGAAAAACATCATTTAAAAATTTGCATATTTCTTCAAAACTTATAATAAATTCATTTTGAAAATACATGTTAAACACATTTATATCATATTCATCATATATAGTGAAACATGGGAGATTTTCATTGATATTGTACAGAATATCTATCAAAAAATGTATAAATATTGTACTAGAACATTTACATAAAAAATCGGGATTTAAGACAAATCTTTTTTTTAAATTCTCAAAAAAACATATTAATTCATATGAATAATTAGTCAAAAAACAATTGATATTATCATTTTTTAAAACATTATTTTCATTTTCATTATCGTATTCATTATCGTTTTCTATTATATATTCCGGATCTGACAACATTTTTAATTAATTTATTTTGTAATTTATAATTTCAATATTAATTTATTTTTAATTCAATTTTATTTATTTTATTTTTATATATATAAAGGTATAGGAAACTTTAAAATGGACAATAATCAAATAATTATACTTGTATTAATTGTGATTGGATTTTTGATGTATGTACAATACAGAACATCTGAAGCCTTAGGAAATACTACTACTACTACTACTATTAAACCAGCGTTTACAACAACAGCTGTACCTATTAAACAAACTACAACTGCCGTACCAGTTGTAATTACACCAACTACTCAACCACCAACTACTCAACCACCAACTACTCAACCTACATTAAAGGTTGTTCCACCACCACCAGCACCAGCTGTTGCATTCCCAGGAAATGCAGGTAATACCGATGCCGCTTCATGCAAGAACCCAGCTGTAAACATTGACAAAATTATATCAGGATCTAACCAATTATCAGCTGAAGATTTATTACCTAAATACGATTCTGCTAGTGATTTCGCAAAAGAAAATCCAGTTGATAAATTACTCAAAGAACAAAACTTCTTAGTAAGTGGTTATCACATGGGAATCAACACAGTTATGCAATCAAATAAAATCGCATATCACGACCTTAGAAGTGCCCCACAAGTACCAAAACAAGCCATTGGTCCATGGGGACAAAGTTCATACGAAGAAGGTGCTGGTTTTAATAGACGTCACTTTGAACTTGGTGCTTAAAGAGATTAGATTGATTAATTTAAATTTATTAAATTTACTTAATTTATTAATATTATTTATATTAATGAATATAACAGAATTAAGAAAGTATAGGATTGAATTTAACGATAAAAATAATGGAATAGCACTGTTTGATTTAGTGGCATCTTTTTTAGGCGCTTTTTTAATTGATTATTTTTTTAACGTATCAAAACATTTAAATAATTTTAGTAAATATCCAAAATTATTATATTATTTATTAATCATTCCATTTGGTATCATTATACATATTATAACATCTCAACATACATTTTTAAATAAACAATTATTTTCACCTGAGATGAATATCTATAAAATACTTTTAATTATCAATATATTTATGATTTTTTTGATTGTATAAAAAAACTTATAAAAAACTTATAAAAAACTTATAAAAAAACTTAGTACTGCATTTTATCCAAGTATAATGAAGTTAAAAATTCCTTTTTATCAAACGTACCCATATTATAAAACTCATATTTTTTTTCAATTGGATAATTCAAAAATTCTTCAAAACAATGAATAAATATTTGAAGATTAGATACAATTTTTTCAAAATCTCTATTATTTTTCTTAATAGTTGAAATCTTAATTTTGACACGGTTTTGTGGTAAATATTCTACTAAGTCTGTTAAATCACGTTCGTATATATACATGTATAATTGCATTTGAGTGTTTTCATAATCTCTTATATTTTTAAAAAAACATTTTGTTCTAGTTTTTACTTCTACAATTTTAGAATCGCAAATACCATCAACTTTACCTCCAACTAACCAATTGTATTTATCAGTTGAATATATTTGTTTACTATTATATTGCTGATCTTTATTTAATTTGATTTTAGTATTTAATTCATATAAATCTAAAGCACCAAATTCATTATAGACACCAAAACTTGTATTTACCAAACTTTCCATATTTACCTTTAATTCAGCCTTTTTATCTTCTGCAATATCTAATGTGTTGATTTTTTCAAACGACTTTTGAATGTTTTTTTCCATATCCTGTTTATTATTTGTAGTTGAAATAGTTTGTTTAATAAAGTCTTCACCTAATGTCTCTTTTAATTCATTCACTTTATCTAAATGTATAGTGGGATCTGTCTCAGATTCTATATTTTTTGTTTCGCATAATCTATAATTTTCATTGTCTACACGCTTCCATAAACGAACAAATGGTGTAACATAATCCCATTTGCTTTGATTTATATAACTACTTATTTCACTACAATTAAGATAAACATTTTTTTTAGACTCTGTTGTAGGCACTGATGAAGACATTACTGATATTAACTGATATTAACTGATTATTTTAAATAAATAATCAATTTTAATTAACTGTTTAATGCGTACATCTTGCGTCATATGGGAACTTATTACATTGATGAATTCCATTTACTTTGCTAAGATCAACTGCTGTTTTATAATTTTTACCCTTTTTATTATTTAAAAATCTAGAAGATTGTCCACAACGTAAATTACTTTCCACACTTTTCATTGGATCAGGTACTTCAATACATTCATTAAAAATAGAAAATGAACGTGTATAAAATTCTGTATCTCTTGGGTTACAACTATGTCTATTTGTTTCTAATAAATTTCTCATTGAATCTTCAACAACTACATCACCATGGTATGATTGGTACCTACTTGGTAACGTTGGTAAAGGTAAAGCACAAAGTTCGTTAATTATTTTTTGATTTGTTAAAAAGTTTCCTGATTTACCATGTTTTAAATCAGATTCATCATTTACTAAATAATCAGGTACAAAAAGTTGATCTTTAATATTAATTCCAAAATGATTACCGCTAGATTCTGCATCAAAAATATCTCTAAATGTGGTGGTAACAAATTTTAATTTTTTATTATTACTATAATTACGTTGTTTAATATCACATTCATCATCAATTAATTTATTAAATTCTCTTGGTTGGTGTGTTTTAAAAAGAGCATCGTTAAAATTACTAAAATAATTAGTTGTCATTAGAATTGTCTTATTATATTATCTAGAAAATTAATAAACGAATTTTATAGATTAATTAAATTAAGTAAAATAAAAGTAAAAATGTAACTGCTAATTTACAAATTAACCAAGTTAGTATTATTTTTTTTAATTTTATTCATTTCATTGAATTTATTACAATTATTATGAATAAAACAATAATATTTTTCATTACAATATCTATTGCATTTTCTATGCATCATCGTTTCTTTGTTATTAAATTTAGGCATCTCAATTAAGTTATAAATAACTCGTTTTATTTATAAATTCAATTTTAAATTCATTAGTTAGTTTACTATATACAAAATCCATAATCTCTAATAAAATCATCAACATACTCCTTATAATATCCATCTAAATGAAAATTAGTAGGAACATCTAAAGAATCTAGATTTTCATATTCACCTATATAAGTAATATCTTTAATATGCCTATATTGAATATATAACAAAGCTCTTGCAATATATTTATTATCACACTCTACATAAATCCACTCAGACAATCCATCAAATGAAAATACTTGAAACATTTTTATCTACAAATTAAAAGTTAAAATACCACTTTATTATTCATTTTTTAATTAAATTCTTGGATGATTCAAATACACTAATGTATTCTTTGTATTTCTTTTATTGTTTTTAATAGCATTTTTATTAGAATCACTAATCATTTTATTTTTAATACCTTGCATGTTCAAGTTTGGATACATGTGAAGATAATGAATTAATACTCCAGCTGTAGCTGGTGTAGCCATTGAAGTTCCACTATAAATAGCAGTCTTACCATTAGGAATCGTACTAAGAACATTTACACCTGGTGCATAAATATCACAACATTTACCCCAATTACTAAAATAAGCACGGTTATCTTCAATATCAGACGCCATAACAGTCATAACACCTTCAGCACTAGCAGGACTCGTCTTACATGCATCACTATCTTCATTACCAGCTGCAACTACAACATAAAATGAATCACTATTTTTTAAACAATTTTCAACAGCACGATTAATAATTCTTGAAAATCCACCACCCAAGGACATACTAATCACACTCTTAATAATTTTACCTGATTCAGCTGATTTAACCTTTTTAGTATGAAGATTGTAAGCATGTTCAATTCCTCTAATAACACCAGCTAAAGATCCAGAACCATCACAATCAAGAACCTTAATAGCATGTAAATTAGCATCTTTACAAACACCATAATCATCTGAACCAATAATACCAGCACAATGAGTACCATGATTCTGACAATCAGTATCATCATCATCTGCAAAGTTTGCAACCCATTTAGCACGTCCACTAAATTGTTTATGATTAACATCAATTCCAGTATCAATAACATATGTATCCACAATCACATCCGGATTAGTATGACAAAGTCCTGATGTATTATATCTATAAGTACCATCCAATCTTTCATCATCCTTTTTATCAATACGATCCAAATGCCATGGAATAGGAACCTTAGATGATACTCCACCAGTCAAAATAAATTGATCATTATGACTTAGTTTAATTACTTGATTATACTCAACATCAAAAAAGGATCTCAATGTATTAAAATATTTCGAATAATCCTTACCATCAACTGTATAAATTTTAAGATCATCAAATGTTGCTAATGGATTAATATTATGTTCACTCATAAAATGAGAATTAAGATGAATAGAATCTTCTTTTTGAATCAAAATAAAATCATCAGTCACAACATGTCCACCAAAAACACAATTGAAAGCATTGATAGCTGAAAGAATACTTACAAGATTAAACAAAAACATTTAACTTACTTGTTTAATATAATATATTTATTAACTTTAAATCAATTTTTTTTAACTAATATAATACTCATTTTAATTAAAAAATTAATACAAAGTAGATTGTAACAAGGGGTAGTTTTCAGGTAATAATTCTATTTCTTTTTTATTATTTTTACAAGTTATTCTTTTTACATATGGATACGGAGGTAATGATTCGATATTATTATCACAACAAAATATATCTGTTATAATTGGAAATTCAGGTAACGATGTTAATTCATTATTTGTACATGATACAATTTTTAATGGTTTAAATGTTGGTAATGATTTAATTTTATTGTTACTGCAGAATAACCATGTTATATTTGGACTATGTTCAATTTCTTCTATATTATTATTTTCACATGATAACCACATTAATTTAGGATAAAATCCTATTTTAGTAATCTTATTATTGTCACATGTTAGATTATATAAAAAATTATAATCTGGTAAGTATGTAATACTATTATGATTACAATTTAAATGTTCTAAATGTGGATAAGATGGTATAGATGTTATATTTAAATATATACATGTTATATACGTTTCATAATAATACTTATAATATAAATTAAAAATTCCTTTCAAATCAATATAATCGTCATAAATATATTTAGATTTTTTTGCATTATTTATTCTATATATAAAATTATTTGGATCATGATAATCTACATTGTATTTTTTTAAATAAAATTTTAAAATATTATTTGAATAATTTTTACATACATTATAGACTTTCTTATTAACAATTGATAACACGAAAAAATCTTCAATAAAATCTATATGTTTTATAATATCAAATAAACATATTTCTAATATTGACATCATTTTGTAATTTAATTTTGTAATTTAATTTTGTAATTTAATTTTGTAATTTAACTGTATTTATGTTATATTTTTAAACAAATTTAAATTTTTAAATTCCTGTAAAACTAAATCATAATGATGTTTATGAATTATATGATAAATTATATGTAATATATGTTGACCATATTTTATAGAAAATTTATTAGATGTATCTTTAATTATATATAATTTTATATTTTTCTTTTTACAAATCATATATTTTTCTTTATCCTTTTTCATAATATGTTCCAATTTCTTATCTCCAAAAATGGGCTTATAATGAAAAACACCATTTATTTCAATTCCAATATTTAATTTTGGAATATATATATCCAATTCTAATCCATTACATACATCACGATTATTAAATGAGAATTCATATCCTTTTAATTGAGATTGTAAATACAATTCTAATTTTGAAACTTTAACACCCAACTTTTTATGAGTATTATTATACGTCGCAGAACAACTCCTAGAACAATAATGATTTTTATATTTTTTAATATCACTAAATGATTTTTTTGTTATTTTATTACATTGATTACATTTAATATTCTCAGAAGGATACCTATTACACGGCAATTCGGCAGCCTTTAATGCATCACTCCATGACCCAAATAACCTTATTACAGGCTTATTTGAAAATGGATGACTTGAATCTTTACTTTTCGGAATCTTTCCATGTTCTAAAAAAAATTTTTTAAAATAATTCAATATAAACGATTTTGTAAGCATAATAGTGTGTAGCCGCTTTTAGTTGTTAATTCATTTTATTTTTAAATAAAAATAAAATAAAAATTTTTATTACTCCGTAAGAGATTTGCACTCTTGTGACTCGCGTATAAGACGAGCATCTTAACTACTAGATGAACAGAGTTGTTATAACATTTATAACAACTATATTACTAAAAAAATTGGTAATGGTGGGACTCGAACCCACGAAGCATTTGCATGCGATCTTAAGTCGCACCCCTTTGACCACTCGGGAACATTACCTAATAATATATTTATTAGTATTAGATAATGTAATTAATTTCCGTAACCAGAACTCGAATCTGGAACCTCCACATTACAAGTGTGGCGCTCTAGCCAATTGAGCTATTACGGATATCATCGATTATTGGTATCTGTAAAAATTAAGGTAAGTTATAGCTTTTTATTTTACTCTTTACTTTATATAAATAAAAATTTTTTAAAAAATAAACGAAAAATTAATCTTTTACTAATTCGTATAAAAATGAAAAACTTCTATATGATAAATGTTCCCTTATATATGCATTAAACAAAGTTTCTGGATGTTTACGTATATGTTTATATTTTAAAAGATTATTATATAAATTAGCATATATACACATCGATTCATAATTACCGTACGCAACTTGATCATTTATTCCACCATGATAGTGAATATTAGGGACATATATCGTTATATCTTTTAATTTAGAATAAAAATCAAAAAACATATCATAATTAATTTCTGTACGCCATTTCATAACAATATCAAACACAAAATTATTTTTTTTCATATATTCATCTATCATACGTAAACACACATTGTTATTATAATGCATAGATACAGTATTATACATGGTATTATAATCTTCTTTTAAATGTTCAGGTAATACAAATTCTTCATAATTAAATTCGTATTTATTATTAGATACTTTTTTTACAAAATCTTCAAATTCAATATGATAGTCATCTCTTTTAGTATTTAAGGATATGAAAAAATAAGGTGATATTTTTTGTTTATTTAATTCTTTTACAAATTCTTCTATATGATTTTTATTTATTTCATAACCCTTTATTCTTCCAACAATAAAAATAGCCATATTTCTATCTTCATATGATGATTCACGATTTTTTATGTTATACATTCCATTAGATACAACACCAACTTGTTTTATATTACAATTACGTAATTTACTTATATATTTAAGTACTTCTACATAGTTAAATTTAGGATTATATATATTTTCACATATAATATCATGAAATTTACCAGAATGTGTTATCGTAAAACAAAAAATGTTATTATCATTAATACATGTTTGATGATATTCAATATCCTCCCCATGAACAATAGACCTTAAATCAATTATAAATATCTTATCAAATGTAGCGTTTATACAGTATTTTGTTAAAGCCGTAGTATCTGCCATATTTCTATTAACAACTTGTCTATGTAATACAGATCTTTCATAATTATTAGCCACGTATATCATTAAATCATTAGATATAATTAAATTATTAGCATATATATTATTTAAATGTGATGATGTAGATACAAAACATTTTCTAGGTTTATCTTCTAACCAAGTATACAGTTTTTTATAATTTAAAACTGAAAAAGTTGATGTATTAACAATATAATAATCTTCGTTTATATTTAAATTTTTAATATATTTAAAAAAAGATAATGTTGTATACGCCTTTGCACTATTTGTTTCCTTGTATACAGATGAATCATAAAAATCAGTATAATAAATTTCATCACTGTCAAATGTTCTATATTCTGTATTTTTACCTTCACAATTATGAACAAAATAAAAATTAAAAATATTCTTTAATCTAGAATTCGATTTGATAATTCTAATATGTTTTATAAACTCTTTCTTTAATAATTCATTATCCAAATCAGGAATATATATATTTACTATAATTTTCATTGACTTCATTATATATATTATATAATAAAATCCAAAAAAACTGACGTACATTTACTTTATTCAAAATCATCATAAGAATCAGACAAACCATCTATATTACAATTATCATCAATAATGTCTTCATTAGCACTGTCGCTGTCATCTACAATTGCATAATCAGTAATAGCCTTCTTATTCTTAAATACCTTAGCCTGCACCAACTTCCATTTGCAACTAATCTTTGCAGTAATTGAAATATACACCAATTCAATAATACAAATTGCATGAGAACCTTTTGGCATAACAGAATCATAGTTTGATTCATTCAATTCAACAAGATTCTTATTCTCATCAAAAATCATAATATCATGATTGAACTTTTTGTTACTTACAAATTTACCAGTAAATTCTTCACCATCCCTTTGTCTATCCAATTTAACTTCAAGACGTGAAGGATATTCTTTTCCTTCCTTATCAACTGAAGCCTTGATGTTTGGAACATAATAAGCATCTTCAATTACTTCCATACTAATATTAGCTTTGTTAAGCCATTCTTTAGAGTTTTCCTTAATTTTCTGTTTAATCATATCATCAAATTGTTGAAGGTTTTCTTTGAAATTCTTAATATCATTATTAGTTTCATCACCATAAAAGGAAAGTCCCAATCTAAATGAATCACCCTTATTGTCATCTGCATTTGGCTCTCTCCAACGACTAATACCAAATGGAACACTCATTTTTGGAGTTTGAAGAATAATCTTATCACTGTTTAAATTTACATATACCATCTTACCTTTACCCAATTTTTTAACATCAGAAAAAGTAACTTTGGAAAAGTCAATGTTAGCGGCTTTAATAATAGTCATTTTAAATAATAGTAGTTTTTATTATTATTTAAAAATGTTAAACTTTATTCAATTTTTTTTAACTAAATATAAATTCCATAAAATCTCATTACACATTTCATATCATATCACCCATAAAATCACACATTACTTTGTTTCTTATTAATTCTTCTTTCTGCCTTTCTTAACTGGTTTTTCAACTGGTTCTTCCAGTTGTGTATTTTGCAATTCATCAGCCAACTCATTTACTTCTTCATTTTGCACTTCTTCTTCAACTACACCATTTTCATTGTCTGAATCAAAGTCATCTTTCAATTCACTGCCTGAATTACTATTCTTGTCATCATTATCACTGTTGTCATCTTCATCATCGCTGTCATCTACGATTGCATAATCAGTAATCGCCTTCTTATTCTTAAATACCTTAGCCTGCACCAACTTCCATTTGCAACTAATCTTTGCAGTAATTGAAATATACACCAATTCAATAATACAAATTGCATGAGAACCCTTTGGAATAACTGAATCATAATTTGATTCGTTCAATTCAATAAGATTCTTATTCTCGTCAAAAATCATAATATCATGATTGAACTTTTTGTTACTTACAAATTTACCAGTAAATTCTTCACCATCCCTTTGTCTATCCAATTTAACTTCAATACGTGAAGGATATTCTTTTCCTTCCTTATCAACTGAAGCCTTGATGTTTGGAACATAATAAGCATCTTCAATTACTTCCATACTAATATTGGCTTTGTTAAGCCATTCCTTAGAATTTTCCTTAATTTTCTGCTTAATCATATCATCAAATTGTTGAAGGTTTTCTTTGAAATTCTTAATATCATTATTAGTTTCTTCACCATGAAAAGACAGGCCCAATCTAAATGAATCACCCTTATTGTCATCTGCATTTGGCTCTCTCCAACGACTAATACCAAATGGAACACTCATTTTTGGAGTTTGAAGAATAATCTTGTCACTGTTTAAATTTACATATACCATCTTACCTTTACCCAATTTTTTAACATCAGAAAAAGTAACTTTGGAAAAATCAATGTTAGCGGCTTTCATAATAGTCATTTTGTTTTGCTTGTTTTGTAAACTAGTTGTATTTAGTGTACAAATTTAAAATAATTCAATTTTTTTTTACAGAAACAGTGAATTTACTTATATCATTAGTTAAAATAGTTATAATATTATTTATATTATCTTTATCAGAATTATCACCTGCTAAATACCATTTTGTATTTTCAATAGGCTCAAACGTAGAATCAAACTTCCAATCGTATATACTATATATACAACAATTGTATGTAAATTTCCATTCATATCTATGCATATCATTTTCTTTACCCGTATGTAAAGGTTGACTTAATATACTTATTAAATCTTTTGTTGAAAAAGGAATCTTTGATAACCAACTTGTTTTAGAAGTATCCAAATCATTATATAAAACTATTTTTTCATCGTTTTTTATAATTTCAGAAAAATGAATTATATTGCTTTTCAAAATATCATCATAATTATTATTGTCATTTTCTTTTTCCTTAGATTTATTAGATTCTGGTAAGAGATTTTGTTTTAAATTGTCATATAACTTATTCATATTTAATTTTAACATATCATCATAATTACATTGATTAATTTCATTAGATACTAATTCTGTAGTTTCTTTTTTTTTGTTTTCTAAAAGAAAATCATCATAACGTGTTATAACATATGTATAACTTGAAATAATTTTATTATCATTATCTTCTATAATATATTCATCAAATATACATTTTAAATATCCGTGTAATTTCTTACGTGGTGGCTCTGTAAATGTTAAAGGAGTATCTAAATTCCATTTTAATCTATTTAATGTTGTTTTACATTTTAATTGATAATTATTATTTACCCATTTAATAAATTTTTGCAATGTTTTTACAAATTTCACAGTTAATTTCATGTCCATTTTTTTTAAATTTAAAAAATACTCAATTTTTATCCGTTTTAATTGTGGCGTGCGTTAAAAAATCAATTTAAAAATTAAAGATTATTTAAGATTAAATGAATGAAAGTAAGTTAAGTTTATTAATGGGTAATCTTACCGAATTTTATCAGAATAAAACTTATATAAACGATATTAAAAATATTGTAGACCAGAATAATATTATTAGTTTAAGAATTCTTGATTGGTTTATTACTAATTATTCTAAAAAGAATCAAGTTATTATTAATGATAATTTTAATGTGTATCAAAATTACAAGCTCATGTTAAAGTCGTTTAGTAAAAGAAGTTTTGATCCGTTTTGTAGAAAAAATAAGATTATCTTTTATTATGGCGATGGTGACAACGATTATATTGAAACAAGTTGTGGTCAATTGTGTTTTTTTAGATGGTGTTTTCAAAATAAAATCTTAGAATATGTTAAAGAAAATTTAAATGTAATAGAAAATGATATGAAAATGTCATTGAAAAATAAGAATAATAATTCAAGTGATTTAAAAAAGCGTCAACCATTAAGTATTTCAGCATCAAGAACTATTAATAAACAACATGTTAAATACGTGGTGCATTTCGATTAAAATACAAGGCTCTCAACGGTGCATTTCGATTAAAAACTTTGTTTAATTTATTGTTTTTTTTTATTTATTATAATAAAATGAAAGTATTGGTAACAGGTAGTAATGGATTATTAGGAAAGTCTTTACAAAAAATTGTAAAAAATAATGACACTAATGATACATATTATTTTTTAACACGTAAGGATTGTAATTTAATAGATTCAAATGAAGTATATAACACATTTGAAAAAATTAAACCTGATGTTGTTGTGCATTTAGCTAGTATGGTTGGAGGTGTCTATGAAAATATGAATAATAATTACAATATGTTTATTAATAATATACGTATTAATACAAATATAGTTGATGCGTGTAATAGATATAATGTTAAAAAGTTGATTAATATTTTATCAACATGTGTTTTTCCAGATCAAAATGTAACATATCCTTTAACAGCTGATCAAATACATAATGGGCCACCCCATGGATCTAATAATGGGTATGCTTTTTCAAAACGTGCTTTGCATTTTGGTGCTTCATTATTAAAGAATATAACTGTTATAAATATAATTCCTACTAATTTGTATGGTGAATATGATAATTATGAAATTGATAAGGCTCATGTTATACCTGCATTAATACATAAAACTTTATTAGCTAAAACAAACAATACAGAATTAAAAATAAATGGTACTGGAAATGCGTTAAGGCAATTTTTATATGTAGATGATCTTTCACAAATCATATACAATAATATAAATGAAAATAATATATCTGGTGATTTTATGATATCACCACCAGAAGACCATGAAATAAGCATTAGAGATTTAATAACTAAAATAGTTAATATTTTTGATTTTAAAGGACCTGTTGTTTATGATACAACAGCAAGTGATGGACAAATGAAAAAAACAACAGTCAGTGATATCGAATATGATTTCACTGATATAAATACTGGATTAATAAACACAATACATTTCTTTCAAACACATTATAATGAACTAAGACACTAATTATTCCTAACACTTTATTTCTTATTTTTTTGTAAAAAATCACGAACTTCTGAAACATTACTTTTACGTGATTTCTTACCAGAACCTAATTGAATTTTTTTACTTTCAGCCGATGATTCTGCTATACTACTTCCTTCCGACAAATCTGAAGGAATACTAAAATGTTTTCTAATTCTCTCACACAATTCCTCCTTTTTACCAGAAACCTTCAATTTCATTTTTCTACACATTTCTTGCAATTCCTTAAGTTTCAACCCATCCTTACCAGTTTTACCATCCTTACTAAAGAATTCCGATGATATGTCACTATCTGTTGTATCTTCCTTTTTATCATTGATATTCATTTGTCTGAAAAATGAGGATAAATCATCATCATCAGACTTCTTTTTCGTCTTTTCTGTTTTATCTGTCTTTTCTGTTTTTGCTGTTTGTTCCGTCATTTCTGTTTTATCTGTCATTTCTGTTTTTGCTGTTTTATCCGTCATTTCTGTTTTATCTGCAATTTCTGTTTGTTCCGTCTTTGCTGTTTTGTTAGACAATGATGAATCGTCAGAAGATGAATCGGAAGTTGTTGTTGAATCATCTGATGAATCTTCTGATGAAGAATTCGTTTTCTTATTGATTAATTTCTTTAATGTTTCAGATATATTTTCATCTGATTCAGATACTGATGTTACAGACTTTTTACGTGTTGTCGTTGGCTCAGTTGATAATTCTTCTGAATCAGATTCATCTGATTCCTTTCTAATAGTTTTAAATTGTGATGATGATCTAAAGGCATTCATTTTTGCACGTCTTTCTTCATCCTTCTTTCTTGCAAGATATTTTTTATATGCACTATCAACTACCATTTTGAATTTTTTATCGAAAACCGCTTCATTCATTGTAGGTTCAATATTGACAACATCTTTAAACCATTCAACGTCAGATTTATCTTGCAAAACAGTATTAAAATACATATTATACCATTTTCTATATTCCTTAACAGCACTCTTATTAATACCCTTTGGAATATTGTCAACCCAAGAAATAGACTTGTTCAAATTCTTCACCTTTGTATCATTTTCATCAACATATCTCTTTTTATAAATTAAGAAATAATCACCTTTAAATTTTTGTTGTACTTCAATAACTTCCTTACTCAATTTAGAATTGTCCAAGTTTAACAAGTTATCTCTTAACTCACTAATTAATTCATTCGTTTTAACAAATTTTTGTAAATTATCAGTGTAATAATCAATTAATTCCTCGATGTTTGAAACTTGTTTATCATAACTGAAATATGTTATTGATTTTTTTCCTTTATCTTTTTTAGATGATTTTTGCTTTGCCAACACATCCTCCCAGTATTTTTGCACTTCCTTTTTATTTTCATCACGTGCTTTTTGAATACGCTGTTTAATTTGATCATCAGTATATTCTACATCAGAATCATCAGGTTTAACATATTTTTCATTCATAGAAATAACAGGAATATCTTTTGAAAATCTACGTGGCTTAATCAAAGATGTAGAACCAGTGTCTTTAGTTGATAAAGGAAAAGTAAGATTAGAAAACCCAAAATCATTTTTACTTCTTAATACTAAATCGCAATTTCTTAAAATTCTTTTAATTGGTAAGATTTTTTCTGTTTGAGATGGTTTTATATTAAATAAAGTATAAGCATTATTCATTGAAAAGATACTGTTTTTTCTCAAAATTTCATTGGATACAATAAGTTCTTGTAAAAGAGAAATATACTTGTCAATTCCTGTTTCACCATCTGCATCTTCATAAACAAATGACACATCTGCATTATTCAAAATAGCAGTGTACATAATAATCATATACAAGATAGCATCATCATCCAATGAATTCACTACATTATTTAATTCTGGTTTTTTACTTTTTTTGATAATGTCTTTCAAATCATTTTTTATATTATTAAATTTTTCAATAACATTGTAAATATCAATTGTATTATCATTCAACGTTAATTTTTGAATATATAAGAGTGTTTTCCTATACATTGTTTTATCATCTTCAGATAATTCCTTATAAAAAGAAGATCTCTCATAATCTGAGAATCCTTGAGTTAATGAGGATTCGTCAGTTGAAATATTATCAGTGCTACTAGTATAATCACTGCTGTCAGACATTTTAAATACTTGATATATAATTCAAATTTAAATAAAATTTCAATTTTAAAAAAATTGCTTAAAAATTAATTGTGTTGCGTTAGAGATGTGTTTAATTTAGATACGTAGTACACTATTTTGTAATAAATACAAAAATAATTCAATTTTTAAATCTGTCTACGTGCTCTTAAATCTTCGTATTTTATACAATTATTATTTTCTTTACATATCTTTGGTGTTTTATATAACCAGTTTTTGAAATTACCATCTACATCAGGAATTGTTTGTGTCCATGGCATAGTAAAATATTGTCTTTGAGAATTATATTTACCAAAAACATCACTTACATCTCTATATAAATTATTATTAAAATTGGCATCTATCTTTTTTTTAATTTCTGGATCATTTGGATTACAAGCAGGTTGTCTTTCAATTATATTACCTATATTATCTGTATGTAAATAATCCTTCATAGTCATATTCATAAATGGATTATCCAATGTTGGCTCAACACAACCATTTAATGATGTATTCTCTAAACCTTCAATAAAATCATTTATAGCCACCACTGGCTTATCTGTCATAGGAGCACCTGTTGTTGTCATAGGAACACTTGTTGTTGTCATAGGAACACTTGTTGTTGTCATAGGAACACTTGTTGTTGTCATTGGAGCACCTGTTGTTGTCATTGGAACACTTGTTGTTGTCATAGGAGCACCTGTTGTTGTCATAGGAATACTTGTTGTTGTCATAGGAACACTTGTTGTTGTCATAGGAACACTTGTTGTTGTCATAGGAACACTTGTTGTTGTCATAGGAGCACTTGTTGGTGTAACAAGAATTGGTAATTGTGTACTTTCTATTATTGGTTTAACAGTTGTTGTTTTAACACTTGGTGTAGTTGTAATTGTAGTTGTTTTTGTATTATGTTTTAAATAAAACGTGAATAATAATGAAAAAATAAATACACTTGTCCATTTAATATCTTTATCATAAAATATAAGAATTAATGAACAATACATACCAAGGCGTGCTAAAGAATTTAATTTTTCATTTAATGTATATGACTTATGTGGAAAAAATTGTGTCATTTTTTTACTAGATATTAAAATACTTGGATCATCAGCCCAAAATAAATCACCTGTTGTAGCCATATTTATATTATATCTATTATAATATAAAAATAAAATTAAAAATGTAAATAAATACTTAAATTACATTTTCATATTAGTAACCATTGACATTATATCATTTTTATTTGATGACATTGTATTCATAAATTTATTTGCATGTTCTTCAAGCATATTTTTATCAATTTCACCATTATTTAATTTTTTTGTAATTTTATCACCTATAGAAGTTATCAAATCATTTATTTTAGTATCTTGTAAATTACCAGACATCAATGAACTCATTATTTTCATAGGATCTATATCTGTAGATTGCATTTCAGATGTTAACTCTGTTGCAATATTCATAATATCCTGGTTTTGAATTAATTCATTCAATTGATTAAATAAAGGATTGTTTTTATCAATGTTATTACTCATATTATTTATATTTTGCATCATATTTCCCATGTTAATTTGTGGTTTTGAACTTCTAGATTTTTTCTCTGAAGTAGAAGGTGTAAGTGACGTTTCTTCTTTTGGTTTAATAACAAGCTCATCAACCATTTTTTGAATTTGGCTTAAAATATTTTCTGAACTATCGTTTGTATTTATATGATTTAAAAATTTAGAAACATTATAGAATTCAGATAAATAAGTAATTAAAGTCTTTTTTGTATTTTTCTTTTCATCTTTAAATAATTCAAAATTTAAATTTAATAAAACAATATCATTTAAAAATAAAATTTCATTCGTTTTCACCTTTTGCTTTTCAATAACTTTAAAATGCTCAGTGTAATTATTCAATGAGGAAAAAATATCATTATGTAATTGTTTAAATAAAATATCATTATTTTCACAAGCATTAATATTCTTTTTAATTTTTTTTAAAATACTTTTATCAATATATTCAAATGAAATATCCAATTCTCTTACAAAATCACTAATAATTTTTAACAATTGAGTTTTTAATACACTGTGAAAACTATAAATTGGATTAGATAATTGATTAACAATATTATCATTAAAAACAGTAGCTTCTGTACTTTGAGTACTCATATTATTATAATCAAATAATAAATTACATCATAAAATAAAACGCAATTAATTAAATTTTATTTTATCTCCTGCTTTAATCAACTTTTGGAAATAAAACCAAATATGTGCCTTTTGAGTATCATTTATACTATCAGACAACCAAATCTTTTTAACTTTTACACATAATAATGAATTTTCATTTGTCATTTGACCAGGTACAAGTTTAAAATTTAAAAAAAACTCTTCATCACAATTATAAATTTGTTCCTTAAATGGCTCAACCATGGTAACAAATTGTTCAACTACTAATCTAGGATTGCTAGACCTAATAAATTCCACACCAGTTCTAGTTAAAATAAGGTCAGATTGAAAATCTGGAAATTCATTCTCTAAATATGTAAAAAATTGATCAAGAATATCATTGAAAACTTTGATATGAATAATTAAACTCATCTTTTAAATATCTTACAATTATTATATTTAAATTTAACGAAAAATATTATTTTAATCAATTTTTGAATTACTTAATTTTGAATTACTTAATTTTGAATTACTTAATGTTGAATTACTTAATGTTGAATTACTTAATGTTGATTAATATGAACAATCATTTCATATTTTTTATATAGAATTAAAGATTTTATAATATTATTCCATTCAGTTAATGGTATTTTATTAAGTGATTTTTTATATATTGTACTATCAATTGGTAATCTATCATATTCATCACCTGAATATGTTGTATATACAATATTATTATCACTAAATCTACAAACTTTTTGTTTAGTTTTATTTATATTATTCATTAATTTTTATATTATAAATAAAATTGTATAATGTAACACATTGTAGAAATTTTAAATTTTTCCTTGAGTATTTATATAAAATGGATTATTACATAATTGATTATTTAATATAGGATCTATTCTTGTATTTTCTTCTTCTGAGTATGTTTGTGCTTTATTTTCAAAAACACCAATGTTTTGTAGAGGTACTGTAAGTCTTGGTGAATTAGTATTTAAAAATTCTTTTTGGTCTTGTTGTTTTCTATAATCTATAGCTTCTTTTAATGCCATTCTATTTGTATATTTCATTTCACCTTGAATATCAGCACCTGCTGATATCTGGAATGATTGAGGTCCACTTGAACGTTCATTAGATATTAATATTTCTTTTTTATCATCTATTTCTGCATTTTCATAATTATTTCTAGATATATTATTTTTATGATGTGCTGATGATCCACCTATATAATTTGAATTTGCTGTTATAATTTCTTTACCTGTTGTTTTAGCATCGTAATTAGCCATACAATAACCAATACCCTTATCCTTTATAGCACCACCTACATATTTATTATTAACTAAAGCTTGTTTTTGTGTAGCTTTTGCTTCCCAATTTTGAATACCATTATTAAAAGCATTCATAGAACCTTTATCGAAAATAGATTTTATATTACCTGTATTACTATGCAATGTTGATTGTTTTATAGTTGTTCTTACATCATCACCATATTTAAGTTGTTGACCTCTAGATTGCATATTTACATTAATATTAAATTGATTTGTTTCACCATTAACAAAACGTTCTGTAATTTTAGGATTATATCCTTTTTTACCAAAATCATCTGTTACATCAGATTTCTTAACAGAGTCTACATTTCTTACAAAATCGTTTTTAAATGATTGTCTATTTGTCTCTTGTACAATAGATTCTTGTATATTATTTTTACAAACATCATCAGCACGTATAGTACGTTGTGATGTTTTATTATATGATGTAGAGTAAGATGGACCATAATAGGATTCTGAAGAAGTATCTTGACGTGCAGTTTTCTTCATATCATAATTTTCTCTTGCCTTTTCACCTGTTAATACACTCTTTGTTTTTAACCATCTATCAGGTGTATTCTCATAATAGGTATCTACTAAATTTTTCTCAACATTTGCTTGGTATCCTCTTACATTACCAAATTGACCAGCAATTGTTCTACCTTCAAATGATAATTTGGGTTTACTAGCAGAACGTAATTCATCAACTGTTTTAGCTACAGTACGAATATTATTATAAATAGTTCCTGCTATAGGTGCAGAAACCTTTTCTTCATAAAATGGTTTTTCATTTTGTTTATAATTACTAGGAATAAATCTTGACATGTCTGTATTTTCAGTTATAATGGGTGTACCATGAATATCTTGTTTTTGTAATGTATATAATGGTGCTATTTCTTTCTTATGTTTAAATGTATCATTATTACCAGTATATAAATCTAATCTTGTTACATTAGTTAATTTTTCAATATTCTGTTTAACAGAACCACCAAAAAATGGAACCATATTTTTATGAACTGATTCATATGGAACACCTGTTAATGGATTTACTAAAGATGCTTCCTTATTAGCACTAAAGGCATCACCTTGATAATCTTTGGGAATAGCACTAGATGATAATATAGGATTAAACATTGGTCTCTTTGAAACAGAGATATTCTTATCATTTGTTTTTACAACATTTATTCTTTTATTAATTTCATTTAAATTATTCATTTGTACACTACTTAATGTGTTCGTAGGATACTTTGATGTTTGCTGCTGTGTTAAAACATCCACATTACCATTCATACTATATGTATTAAAAAGTGGAGGTAACATTCCTGTTATTACTGGATCCTCTGCATCTTTATAATTTTGTATACTCTTCTGTAAAACTGCATAGTCGGCCTCATGTGCATAATTTGATGTATATATATTTTTTCCATTTGGTAAATCGTTTGGAATCACGCTATTTCGTGGTTTAATTGGAGTACATGTTGGTTTGTTTTCTGATTCGTCATTGTTACTTAAAAGATACCCTGTTAATACTGTTAAACCTATCAAGGGTAATGCCATTGTGTATTATTATATCTTAATAATAAAAATAATTTATAATAAAATAAAGTTAAAATAATTAAATGTTTTTGAATATTATTTGTTATTGTATTTATTTTGTATTTAATTTGTTATTTTGTAGTTAATTTGTTATTTTGTAGTTAATTTGTATTATATGTTAAATCCATCCTAATAATTTTTTCAATACATATGGATTTAATGATTTTAATTTTACAAAAACATCAGCTATAGTAATTGGTTGATTCGTTATTTTATATTGTGCATGCAATTGTTTTAATGTTTGAAAAAATAAATGTGTATTATCAATTTTATATAAATGTTTTACATGTGTATCTTTATATGTTTTAAAAATATCAGCACAAACTTTGTTAATATTATGAAAAATCATTTCAAATAAAAATTCATGTTCAGGATAATAATTAACAAGAATATTTAATTTTTCAGGTTCAGGTAATAATTGTAAATATCTCATTCTTATATGAGGCTCATTTCCACGAATATTTTTTAATTTTACAAATTCATTAAAATCAATTTTAACAGTTTTAATTTGGTTATTAGTATCTTTAAATTTTAATAATACACCTCTTTTATATATATTAAAGAATCTTTGGAAATTATATTGTAATTCTGTTGTAACATCAAATGTATCAATCGGAATTTTGTCAGCTAACTGCATATTAATTTTAAATCGTTCACAAATATTATCATCTACATATTGACATGTAACATTATTAATACAACCAGTGTAAACAAGAGAATTTTTATGATGTTTAACAATAAAATTATTTTCATTATGTAATAAAACAAATAAATATGTACAATTTCTATTTAAAGATGAGAGATTAACATTTTCAAATAATTCCCAAAACATATCATTAAAAGTTTTTTTAGATGACCAATAACTATATTTAGCATCAATACATTTTCTGGTTGCGACAGTCCATTTGTTATTGTAATAATATAATCTTAATAACGTACCATCTTCACAATATTCAGCATCGATCAATTCACCATCAGGAATTTCACTTTCAAAAACATTCTGACATGCACATACAACATTGTTTGTATTTTTTTCCAAAATTAAACCATTACATTCTTTTTGCATATCAGTTTCTTCTTTTTTATTAAAAAGTAAAAACAAATTACTGTTATTTTCATTACCATCATTATTTTCACCAGAATTAATTGTATTCTCTTTTCCCATATCATCATCGTTAAGTGATGATACTTCACGAATTTTAATATAATTTACAAATAAGTCATGTTTTAAACTTTCATTAAATTCTTTTCCATTTAAGAATGCTTTAATATTTTCAAACATAATGAATTCTTTTTATTTACTATTGTTTTGTATAATAAAAAGGATTTAAAAAAGAAATTCAATTTTTTATAAAATCTTCAATTGTATTACTCATATTAGTATTTGTTTCATTCTTTAATATTCTAGTTTTGGCTTCTTCTACTTTTTTATCATCAAGTATTATAATTTTCTGATTATTATTAAATACTTTATTATTAACCTGTTTAATTGTTGCTAAATCAACTTCAGCAATATAATCACGAGACATAAACATAGGATATTCAACCATTTTATATGATTTCAATTCAGTAGATAAATTCCTAAATTGTTCTATCGTTAAATAACCACCAAATTCTTTTAAAACATATCTAGGTGGTGCTTCTTTAAATTCTAATTTATGAATTCCTGTTAATTTTTTATATAAAAAGTTTATTAAATATTTTTTTGTTATTTTGTCTTTGGTTGTATTAAAATAAGCCAACATACATGCAAAACTACAAAAAATACCTCTAACAGAAAATTTATTTACACTATGTATATATTGTACAGGCATACCTAATGGTATTGATGTAAATGAATGACAGCACCACCAGCATTTAACATCAGTGCTTTCATGCCATGTTTTATAATTGTTAAATAATTGAAAGTAACCTTTTTTAATATTGTCTTTTTGTAATTCTACTTGAACAGAAGCATCTTCTGATTTTTCTTTATTTTCTGTATCATTAATACACATAGTATTAAAATTATCAACAAATGAATTACCTTTATTATCATTTAATGTATTTGATGCTTCATGTTCTAAATAATCAATACTTGCCAACATTTTATTATCTGAATCTTCAAATGATAAAATATTATTTTCTCTAATAGAAATATTTTCTGGTTCCTTAATATCAAAACATAAAATTTCATTTTCATTATCAACAATATTTGTAGTAAGCGGAATCTGTTTTCTTATAGAACTACTAAAGTACTTTAATGCTGCTTTTCGCCCTCTTTTCTTTTTAACCTTTATTTCAGGTTGAGCATTAGAATTTGTATCATTGTTATTTTCAGCATTTACAACAATCTTACGTGGCCTACCTTTTTTTCTTTTCTCAACAATCGTATTAATTTCCATTATAATGTTTTAATGTTAATTAATATAAAATTAAAATTCATTTTTTTTCATTAAAAAATATGCAGCAAGAGATGAAGATGGCATTATTATAATTAATATCAAAATTATGATTAATAGTGTTTGCATGTCTTGTGTTGTTTGTGGGCCGATAAATCAACGTTATCCATTATTATTCAACGGATGAAAATATAATAAAATTTCTTAAACAACCGTTTATTTTACTATATTAACGAGCTTAGTATATCTAC